GTCACCAAATTGTGGACAGGGGTCATACAGCCATTCATTGAGTGGTTCATAACCAACGTAGCGCCAGTCATAGCTACATGTTTACAGGATGCCATTGACACATTCTTCGGATTCTGGGAATCCGTTTCCGGCATCATAGAGGGATTGCTCACGGCGCTTGGTGGTGTGATTGACTTCATTGTCGGCGTGTTCACTGGTGACTGGAGCCTCGCTTGGGAAGGAATTAAGGAGATATTCTCCGGTATCTGGGATGCCTTGAAGGAGCTTGTATCTGGTGCAGTAACATTCATCCAAAATGTTGTTAACCTGGCTTGGACTGCTATATCCGGGGTAACCAGTACCATCTGGAACGGAATCAAGGCGCTCCTGAATACCATCTGGAATTGGCTTAAGTCCTTGGCTAAGGCATTATTTAATGCCATTAAGACATCCATCAGCACAGCCTGGGAAAATGTTAAGAGCAAGACATCCGAGATATGGGAAGGTATCAAGGAATTTGTTTCAGGCCTGTGGGATACAATCAAGACGGCAGTGGATGAGAAGTTCACGGCCATGAAAGACGCGATTACCGGTGCATGGGACACGGTAAAGGAAAAGACAAAGGAGACCTGGGACGGCATCTGGGAGGATATAAAGGGCATCATCAACATGATTATCGATGGCGTGGAGAACATGGCTAATAGGGTCATTGATGCAATCAATGCCATGATAGAGGCCGTGAATGATGTGGCCGATAAAATACCTGGTATTGGAGCGGAGCTCATCCCTAAGATTCCAAACATACACCTTCCCCGTCTGGCACAGGGCGGGTTCGTCCGTGCCAACACCCCGCAGCTGGCCATGATAGGTGATAACCGGCACCATGGTGAGATTGTGGCGCCGGAGGATAAGATGCAGGAGATGGTTGACCGGGCAGTGGCCCTGGCCTCCCAGCAGAATGGCAGCAACATGAGCGAGTACTACCTGGGCATGATGGTGGAACTGCTGAGGAACATCATAGACCTGATAGAGCGGATGGACCTGACGGTCAATATCGATATCCGGGAGATAAAGAAGAAATTAGTGGAACTGGATAAGCGTAATGGATATACCATGCGGACTACATAAAGGAGGTGGTTCAAGTGCCAATCTATATCAACGGACATGAATACCCAAACTATGACCGGGGGCCGGGACTTACCATTGCCACGAATGTGAACCAGGGCAAGAACGCCCTGGGGGAGTTCGTGGGGCAGCGCGTGGGCCGTGACCAGGATAAGATTGACGGCCTGCAATGGTCCTATCTGGATGCGAGGACCTGGAGTAGCATCCTGAAGGAGTTTGAGGAGTTCGTGGTGACGGTCAGGTTCCCAGACATGAAGAATAACTGCTGGAAGACGGAGCGCATGTACCCCGGGAACCGGACGGCCAAGATATGGGAGATGGGGCCGGACGGACTGCCAACCATGTATAAGGACTGCAAGGTGAACCTGATAGACTGTGGGGTGGTGGAGTAATGCAGGCAGCAAGTAATGAATATAAGGACATGATGCGCAGGAAGTGGCGGAATCCCATTTCCCATCTCCGTATCAGCATCGGTCTGATTAACCAGCAGGCCCAGGCGTCCGCCTATGTCCCGGAGCCTGATGGATACACATATTATTCGGACCTGGTGAAGCCCATGGATAACTACAAGGTACAGGAGTTATATGCAACCTGTGACCAGGATTATGCCACGGTGGATGGCAGCATGTACTTCCTGCCCCGGGATGTAGCAGATGTGGTGCTCAACCAGGGCATCGTGACGGACGGCATTCGGGGGACAATAGAGATATGTTTTCCGGTACAGTACGACATTAAGGGGCTGACCGTGGAATTTGGCAAGGCGTACCCTGTGGATTTCAGTATCATATCAGATGGCAATGCCGTAGAAGTAACCGGGAATGCCAGCGGGCATTATGTAACGGAGGAGATATTTCCAGCTGCAACCTTCCTCCGTTTTGTGCCGTCTGTCATGGCTAATGGACAGAGCAGACTGCGTATTAACCAGATAACGATGGGAATAGGCATCTATTTTGACAGCAAGAAGATACTGTCAGCCACCAAGAAGGAGCATATCAGCCCAATATCTGAGGAACTGCC